GGACGAATTAACTCATTCAACCGTCATAGCAACGGATCGTAGACTTGGAGTCTACAATCACAACGGTGAGAAGGAAGCCTCAGCTGCCGCGCTGGGGAAATCCACAACGCTTTGGGTCCCTCTGTTTCAGAAGGACCCCCGGTCAGTTTATCCTGAGCTGACCACAGCTCCTAGACATTACGCTAGGGGCTCGAAAACGCACTCTCGCAAACAGAGAGAGCAATTTTGGGTGTCACTTGTCGTGGCACTCATGGGCGTCGGGTTTAAAAGGCCCCAACGCACTTGTTCCTTTTGGATAAAAGGACACCTGGCTTCTTATGATCAGAAGTCGCATGGCCAGAAGTATTTACTCTGGTTTAAGTCGGAGCTGCAATGTCTGCTCCGAGATACAATGGCCGGTGTTACCTGGTCATCTTGTAGGCGTAATAAGATTATACCTAAAACGGTGACGCGCGTTTCTGCCGTCATCCAGTATTGCAAGCTGCGTCGCAGCCTGCCTCGGCTTCTCAAAGACGATGAGAAGTATAAGGTTGACCTTGTTACAAGGTTAACGAACCCTGACGAGACCTCTCGTCAAGCAGCGATCCAGGAACTCCGGGATCGCGATTTAGGCTGGCTACATAGTGACCGCCTTTCGCCCGCTCGCTTCCGCGAGCGTCAGATCTTAGACCGCTTTTCGCACAGTCTAAGAAACGGGAACTGGTATGAGAGCCAGCTCCTTTCCGGCTGGTTGACGAAGATTCGTCCCGGCCCGACCACAGAATCCGATTTTGTATCGGGGTCTGCTACCGCCTTCTATACGAGGAAGGAAGGCGGAACACTCGCGGAGCTTAAGAGCATCGCGAAGGACTGGCCTCCGGAGATCCCGGAGGCGGAGATTGCCAAGTGGCACGAAGGCCGCTTGAACTTTGCACGATCAGCGATCGTGTATGAACTTGGCCTTAAAACTAGGCAAGTCACGAAGTCGCACTTGTATTTTACAGCGCCACTCCATAAATGGAAAAGAGAACTTTTCCGTAAATACTTCACTAACCCGAAGTATCCTTGCTGGTCTCAAACCTTTTTAGACGAGCAGATGAGCAGAATTGAATTCTGCCGCTTAGGGCATGACAGTTTGTGTCAGGCCTACTCGGCCGACTTTTCAAAGGCGACCGACACTCTTGACCATGGCTTTCTGACATGGTTGTGCGATCGGATAGGTTTGTCATCCGATCTCGCTTTCTCGGGTCACTACTGTGACGGCGAGAAGGTCAAAGTAGGCGCTTTCATGGGCCTACCTACCTCCTGGTCTTTCCTGGAGATCGCAGTCTACCTTTGCGCTTACGCGGTAGACGGTCATCATCGCTTTCGAATTAAAGGCGATGACCTTGCTGCCTTCTGGACTAAGGAGCAGCAGTTGCTTTTCAAACTTTTAGCGAAAAGCATAGGTCTTGAGATAAACGACAAGACCGTTGTGTCTGATAAGTATCTGACATTTGCAGAAGCTGACTATGTACTTCAGCTCGAGCGAAACCGGGTCGTGTTTAAAAGACTCGGTACTTTCTCTCTGCGGGTTTTCGCAGAGGGTTCGATTCCGGAATATAATTTCTGGAAGAATGCTGTTGCCCGTGGAGTCAACAGAGATAAGATAGTTCGACTATCGAATCATTGCTGTGGGAGATGGTTCTCCCTCGCCAAGAAGTACAAAGTACCTCTTTATGACCCGCCATCTCTCGGCGGACTCGGCCTTCCTTGCCGGGAAGGCAGTGTCCTTTCTAAGAAGGGACTTCTTGCACAGCAAGCTGTGAACAATGGCTTCGGACTGAATATTCAGTCCGACCGTCCCCTCGACGAAGAGGGGCGTACACCGGTGACGCTTGAGCGTTTCCGGGAATTCTCCTGGGAATACAAGAAAGGAGAAGTCTATACCGGCTGCACAAAGGAGCTGGTATATGAGACGGGGTCTAAGTACTGGACCTCGTACAAGAAGGTTGTACGTCATATCGACTTCAACCAAGCTATGGGTGAACAACTTACCCGTAGCATCTTCATAGACTGCCTGTCCGGCGTGTCTATGCCAAAGAAGACCGATATACGGCCTTCACAGAAGGTGCGCGCTTTATCGCGCTACCATGGGGCGGTTGCTCGAAGCGGCCGCTTTAACATCAATGGTCTTAGTACGACCATTGAAGATGCGTACGAGTTTCTTCGTATGCTGCACCCGGTCGATTTTCCGGGTCCTGAAGATTTTTCTTAATCTTCCCGCTTGCTATTTCCGGTGTAGAAATAGCACCCGCACCACCACTCACCGTGTGATGGCCATGAGATATTGGCCTGATCCAACACCTCAATCAGCA